CCTTACCTGCCTGAGAGCCTGCCTCGACCCTCATCGTCTTTAGGGTGGACGTATACCCTAATCCGACCTCTACGCTCACTGTGGACCAGCTAGAGGGTATTGCAGGGGATATAGAGCCACTAGCGACTACCATGTCTGGGAAGACTGCATCGTTAATCACCACCTTTACGGTTTCGCCCTCAAGATGATCTAGTCCTGTGATGGTAGATGCTGCACCTGATGCTGTACCAGTTAAGCCTGAGTCTACGTTGAGATCCATATCCATATACTCTACGTATCGTTTTACTACACCATCGATTGTGCGCTTAACGAGCAACCATACCTGATCGCCTGTTGTTGTTGTGATGACCGCTACACTACCCACCTCAGCATCTACTCCACCAGCCGTATGAGACGCCCAAGCAACAACATCTTCGGGTCTTTCGTATGTCATGCTTAACAGCTTGCCGTCAGAGGTACATACCCATACAATGGAATCTGGCTCTTGCTGGTAGTCTATATCTTTAATGTAGCCCTCAGTAATATGCTCTGCAAGTAGTGTCATGTCTGGAGCAATATAAGCATCGTTCTGGAAGTTATAACCAAACTCTCTGATCTTTCTTCTTGCTCTCTGGACAAACAGAATAGCATTGCCGACCTGAATAGGTGGAGTCGTCCAGCTACCGTAAGTGGTCTGCTGCGTTACCATAATATTTGATGGCGTTAATGGCTCACCTGATGGTCTAGATACCTTGAACTCACCACCTGCTGTTCCAATGATAAGGTCTCTACTAGGCTGTAACCATCTGATAACATTAACTCTATTCGTTGCAATAGCATATTCCATAGACTCATCATCAAGTCCTGTGCCTTGATCGAAGTTCTCATAATCGGCTGTCTGAGATCCCCATATACTCTGAGGTGATGCAGATGTTCCTGCAAAGAATAGTCTCTGTTCATAGAAAGATACGGTACGTGGATAGCCATTACCTGCTGTCCAAGGCGATGCACCAGCCCATGTGAATGTAGGAGTTGTTAAAGTCCAGCTTGTATGACCTGTACGGCTTAGCTTTCTAGGCGCGTGATTGCTGTGGCATATATACATCACATCAGCAGATTGCGCAAAATGCAGTTCAAATAATTCAGCTTCAAGGTATGGTGTGGTTATCTCGTAAGCAACACCGCTTGATAGTATCTGACCTTCATCTTTAAAGAATCGAATGTACTGATCTCCAAACTCTAGGACATACGCTTGAGTAACATTAAACTCAAACGGAACTAATCTAATGTCTTCGCTAGAGTCTTTGATCTCTGCTACATGATACGTTCCTGCTCTGCGTACCGCTCCCCCATGAGGGTATACGATCATATTGCTGAGTACACTGCATCCGTTAGGATACTTCTTGAAATCTACCTGTCCTTCTAGTCGAGGGCTAAATTCCCCTGCGGTAAAGTTAGACTGGAATGGATGAACTCTTGCCATTATCGTCTGAAGCTAGTGAAGGTGTCTGAGACAATACTGTCGGTAAATCCCTCTTGACCGTCAATGCTTCTTGCCTCCGATAGTTTCATTTCATATAGATCCCACATCTGCTTGGATAAGCTATTACTTCCTGTAATTGAGTACGCTAATTCTGCTGATAGTCTTGCAGTTAAAGTCTCAATAAACATTGAATCGAACAATCCTGGATTATCAATCTTTGCGACATACAATATTTTTGCAGCGCTGTGATCTGATAGTAGGGTTCTTCCCTCAACTTTAAATTCGTAGTCATCATATTCCATCTTCAATACTCTGAGGCAATATGGACTGGTTGGTAGTGCGTATGCGTAGGCATAATCAAACACTGGTGTTGTTGTCAGCTTGGATAGTTCTTGCCGACTGATGGCAAAATTCCAGGGATGGACTCGTAGTACTGAATCCCTGACTGGTTCATAGAATGCATTACAAAGTCTTGCTCTCTCGGTATTATCCGTTAGAGACGTAATCGGATCATCGCCTAGTTTTCTAAGGGCGTTTGAACAAATAGAAACCTCTGTAGCCATTTTATACTCCAATTATAACAAGGGGCAGCCCATGCCACCCCCTGTAATCTTTTCTTAGTCTAGTGTGTATAGAACCGCAGTAGAGATAAGACCTGTTGCCGCTGCACCAGTAACCGTAAGGATAACATCCGTTACGGCAGTCTGCTCGAAACCGAAGCCAGCAATAGCTGTCAACACCTTCTTGCCAGCAGTAGCCGAAGACACTGCTGTGATGTAACGATCAACATCACCAGAATCACCACAAGCTAGAATAACGCCTGTGCCTAGTGCTGCGTGATGAACAACAACATCCTGAACCTTAGCACCTGTAGGCAAGCGAGCGATAGTGATAGTATCATTGATCGCTGCTGCTGCTGCTGTATAGGTATCACGAAATACACGGACTCTTCCATGTACGTCTGATGCGTTTGCCTTAACTACTGGAACTGATTCCATGTTAGCGATATTTGCTGCATTTAAGTTAGCCATTTATATTCTCCTATTCAGTACAAGCAATCTCGACTACTTTCTCGTCTTCAACGCGAGTAGCTCCGATTGTCATTGATAAAAACACTTGCGTAGCGTAGTTCTTGTCGTCACGTTCAGTGATACGAGTTTGAATGTCAGAGCCTAATGCAAGACCAATACCTGAGCGACAATAAACAGTAACCTGTCTGTTGCCATCAGCGTCTGTCCCTAGTCGCTGTGAACGGATAAACTTGAAGCCTAAGAAAGTATCTAGCTGACCTTGAGCCAATGCCTTAACGGTATTGTAGTCAGAAGATTTAACTTCTGTAGAGTTAAGCAGATCTGTTACCTGACCAGCCGATAGAACACAACAGCGCTCCTCTTCATCGTCTACATCAGAGCTATCGATAATCTCTTTTGCTGCAAGAAGTTTAGCAACCGTTAGTCCTGTTGAACCATGAACTACTTTCTGCGCAGATGGTAGCGCAATGGTAGTGCCACCAGCGACACCGCCAAAGGCATTGCCTACGGCTGCTTCGATGATAGATGTATCCATAGCACGACCCATTGCATTAGCACCTGCCATAGCATATTCGCTCTGGGGGGTGATCAACATACGCACTTTATCTTCTTGATCGATCAGGTCAGCCCAATCATAGTCATCCATCGACACACGTCTACGTGAGTGAGGAGTATCCATGCGAGGAGTATCTGAGTGACGAGTTGTTCGTTTAGCTGCTGCGGTAGCTCCAATTCTCTCGAAGAAGAAATTCTTGCCTGTTACAGATTCAAATCGAACCGTATCACGTAAACGTGAACCTTTCTGTTGTGCAAGGTGTAGTACATTGCTTTTATACTGCTCAACAAATGCAGTGGTAATTTCTGTGGACATAATGCCCTCCTATATGATTAAAAATAATATAAAGCGGTCATTATCCTTACGGGTGTCCTGTCTATTACGCTGACTACACGAGCCTTTGAGCTACCTTGATCTGCATCATTGTCCTTGCGGGTGATGAGTTGATCTTTCCATAGATGTCACTCTATTTGAATAGATGGTATCACTTGTTATACGCCTTGTCAAATAAATCTTTCATCTCTTTTTGAGCTGCTTGATGCTGGGGTGATGCAGGTGTCCAATAGGCGTGGGACTTATCACTATTGATTTTCTCTATCTGATTCTTTGCGTCTAAGGGACTCATAACTAAGGAGTTATTTGCTGTTCCTTTTGCTGAGTCTTCAGTGATTCCTTTTCCTGCATTAGCTAAAAGTCTGATGAGTGCTGGATCATTTCCAAAACGAGGGTCTTGTAATTTCTGTTGTAGCTCTTTATCCCCATAAATATTTAACGCTCTATTGGCGGCACGTAGCTGCTTGTCGTAGTCTGCACCAAACTCTTTGCGCAGTAGCTCTTCTGAATTTCCTGCTGCTTCATTGACTGATGACTGTTCGTTCTGTGTTTGAAGATCGATAGCACCGTTCTGCCATTCCATAAGTCCTGTCATCTGGTCAGGCGTTAGCCCTAGCTTATGTCCAGTCTCCTTAAACGAAGTCATCGTATCGTCTTGGTAGTACTGCTCGTAGCCTGGAGGAACGGTTATCTCATATCCGTCTGGTGAGTCAGGTCTTCCTAGTTTTGAGAACAGCTCACTGCGCTCTTCATCGTTAGTCGGAAGTGGGATTCTATTTCCCATCATCTTCTGCTGGTGAACTAATGTCTTTGCTGCTGACTCAACATCCTTGATATTAGCAAG